GTGAAATTGAATTAAAAAATCATCATAGGTATACTGCTGTTGATGGCAAAACCTATTTGATTCTACACGGCGATTTGTTTGATACAGCGATTCGTAATAAATTAAAGTTTTTGTATCATTTAGGTGATGTAATTTATGACCGTCTATTAGATTTAAATCATGTGGTGAATTGGTTTAGGAAGAAGTTTGGACTTAAGTATTGGAGTCTAAGTGCGTATCTAAAGGGCAAGACAAAAGAAGCTGTTGCCTTTATGTCTGACTTTGAAAATTTGATTGCTGAGTATTGTAAAAACAAAAAAGCAGAAGGTGTTATTTGCGGACATATTCATCATGCTGTTATTAAAGAAATTAATGGTATCACCTATATGAATGATGGTGATTGGGTTGAAAGTTGTACAGCACTTGTTGAGCATTATGATGGAAAGTGGGAAATTATAAAATGGGGTATTATGAATGAGTGACGTTATATTAGTTGCAATGACAAAGCCCGAACAGTATTATACAGGTTGTGAAGAAGCTTCTGACTTCGTCGCATATTGTGCAAGAGTTTCTAATCCTGCTAATCAAAGCAATAAAGAAACAACACCCAAACTATTAAAATATATGGTTGACCATCAACATTGGTCGCCGTTTGAGATGGTACACCTTGTAATGCAAATTACAACCACTCGAGATATTTCCCGTCAGATCCTTCGCCATCGTTCTTTTTCGTTTCAAGAATTTAGTCAACGATATGCTAAACAAAATGAATTCGCTATTCGCGAATCACGAATTCAGGACAAGACGAATCGCCAGAACTCAACAGAACTTGATTTAACTGATCCTGCTAATCGAGAATTAAATGACATATGGCAAGACCATCAACGGCATGTGATGATTTACGCTAAGAAAGCGTATGAGTTTGCTTTGAGTAACGGCATTGCCCATGAACAAGCTCGAGTCGTGTTACCTGAAGGCATGACAAAGACCAAGCTATATATGAGCGGCACACTTCGAAGCTGGATTCACTACTGTCAATTACGTACAGCAAATGGCACACAAAAGGAACATATGGAGATTGCCAAGGCTTGCTGGAACATAATTACAGAACACTTCCCAGACATTGCAAAGGCGCTACATAATGACTGAATTAGAAAAGTTAAAAGCATTCTATGAGGAAGTAAAATCTCTTACACTTAATCACACAGTTATCGATGATACTGCTGTTGTATTTCAAAGTGATCTTGGCACAGCGCTACAAAAAATTGATCCTACGTGGTTTAATCAAGGCACTCTAGAAATCAAAGAGAATGGTGATGGGGAGGCATATATACAACTTCCTATTGAAATGATCGAAGAGTTAGGATGGGATAAAAAAACTCCTCTTGAGTGGATTGAAAATGATGATGGATCAATCTCTCTAACCAAAGTAGAGGAAGCATAATGGCAATCCCATATACAATTGTTTTTTATCAGGGCGATCTAGAAATAGGTACGACTCAAGGTACGTTTAGTGATGATATAGATTCGCAATCTGGTGCTAATGGATTATATGCATACTTTCAAAGTGGCGGATTAGCAATAAGTGCTTTAAAGGTTGAAGACTGGACACGGCTAACAGTTACGGTAAACGAGCAGAATTTCAATTATAATAGATAATAAGGATTAATAAAAAATGGCAACAGATCTTCCTTCAGTATACCAACAGTATATTGCAATTAGTCGTTACGCTAGGTTCATTGACGAAGCAGGCCGTAGAGAAACATGGAACGAAACAGTTAATCGGTACATAAAATATTTTCAAACACGTACAAATAATAATAAAAAGGTGCCTTGGGAAGATCTTCGCACCGCAATTTTAAATCTTGAGGTTATGCCGTCGATGCGCTGCCTCATGACAGCAGGCGAGGCGCTCGACAAAGATAATGTGGCAGGATACAACTGCTCATATATTACTATCGATAGTCCTAAGGCTTTCGATGAGATCATGTACATTCTTATGTGCGGCACAGGTGTTGGATTCTCAGTAGAGTCACGCTATACCAATAAGTTGCCAGAAGTGCCTGATGAACTTCATGATACGGATACGACCATTATTTTCAAGGACAGTAAGATTGGTTGGGCAAGCGGATATCGTGAATTTGTATCTCTTTTATATTCAGGTAAGATTGCTCAGTGGGACGTATCTAAAATACGTGTTGCAGGTGAACGCTTAAAAACATTTGGTGGTCGCTCATCAGGTCCTGAGCCTTTGGTTGACTTGCTTAAGTTTACATTAAACATTTTTCAAAAAGCACATGGTCGCAAGTTGACCACACTGGAGTGTCATGACATCGTATGTAAAATCGCTGATATCGTGGTGTGTGGCGGTGTTCGTCGTTCTGCTCTTATTTCCCTTTCCGATCTTAACGATGATCATATTCGCAATGCTAAATCTGGCAGTTGGTGGTTGGCTGATGGACAGCGTGCACTAGCGAACAACAGTGCTGTGTATGAGCAAAAGCCAGACATGGATACATTCATGAAAGAGTGGACTGCTCTTTATATGTCAAAGTCAGGTGAGCGTGGGATATTCTCTCGTGCAGCGTCACAAGCAGCGGCTGCTAAGTATGGTCGCCGTGATGATAGTCTCGACTATGGTACGAATCCATGCTCAGAAATCATTTTGCGTCCTTATCAGTTTTGCAATTTATCAGAGGTTGTAGTTCGTGCAACAGATACCCCTGCAGACTTAGTTCGCAAAGCACGACTCGCCACGATTCTAGGCACATTGCAATCCACACTATCCGACTTCCGATACATTAATAAGAAGTGGAAGAACAATACTGAAGAGGAGCGTTTGTTAGGTGTATCACTCACAGGTATTTGTGATCATAAACTACTTAACACGCCAACAGAAGAGTTACCTGATATTTTAGCAACTGTTCGTAAGAATTGTGTTGCAGTGAATATTGAGTTTGCTAAGATCCTCGGTATTCCTGAATCTGCTGCTGTTACTTGCGTGAAGCCTTCTGGTACCGTATCACAGTTAGTAAATTCTGCTTCAGGCATTCATCCTCGTTATTCACAATATTATATTCGCCGTGTCCGTGCAGATAAGAAAGATCCTCTTGCGAATTTTATGATCTCAAAAGGCTACACAGCAGAAGAGGACTTCTATGCCAAGAGCAATTGGGTATTCAGTTTTCCAATGAAAGCACCTGACGGCGCTATGCTAACAAAAGATGTATCTGCTATCAAGCAACTTGAGTTGTGGAAGATCTATCAAGATCATTGGTGTGAACATAAACCATCAATCACTGTATTCGTAGGTGATGATGAATGGATGGAAGTTGGTGCATGGGTCTATAAGAACATGGCAACACTATCTGGTGTATCATTCCTACCTCGTGATACAGGATCCTATCGCCAGGCTCCGTATGAGGAAATTGATGAGGCACAGTACAATGCATTTGTCGCGGCCCAAGCAACAAAGATTGACTGGACTGAATTCAAGGAAGAAACTGATACTACAACAAGTGCAAAAGAACTTGCTTGTTCTGCAGGATCGTGCGAACTTTAATTTTTAAAACATAAAAGAATAACAAATAGTCTATATAAATAATAAGGATGACAAATCAGTTTCATAGCTGATAATTTCAATATGCGACCTGTGTATATTTCGTCGCAACCATAAGGAATTATAGCCATGGATATTATCCGTACCGCGGACTTATATGATTTGGATTCAATTTACCGTATAGAACAGGAAAGTTTTCCTGCACACATCGTATATTCCAAGAAAGAACTCATCAAAGCAGTAAAAGATGGAAAGGTTTATTGCTTTGAAGTAGATTCTGTGTGCGTAGGATATGTCTGGATAGAACTCACCCCGTCTGATCAATCAGCTTACATTGAAAGCATTGCTATTGCTTTAGCCCATCGTGGCAAAGGCTTGGGTGAGAAATTGTTAGTTAAAACATTTGACATGCTTCTTGATAAAGATGTATTGTCTTGTTATTTACATGTAAGCTCACAAAATAAATCTGCTGTAAAACTTTATAAGAAACATGACTTCATCAAGATTGATTATATAGAGCAATTCTATAGCGATACTGATCATGCATATTTGATGGAAAAACTATTCGTATGATTTCGGACATGTGATAGCCCTATCATTTTTTTAATAACTTTGCTATGAGGAGGAAATAAAAAGGAGTTAAAGAGACGATGAAAACCAAAATAAATCATATTTTCGGCAGTGTCGCTGAAAATGATTTACAGGTTTGTAAGCTTACATTAGATCTAGAAAATTCAACAGAACAAGAAGCACTAGAGTCAGGTTGGCTCATTGCAGACAGTAAGTGGTACAGTTCTAGATCTGTTCGAATCAATGTTGATGCTTACAGAAAAACGCCTAAGATGTCTAAACAATACACGGTGTCTTATCAGGATAAACTAGATACAGCGGACGAAGTCAAATTAGTATATGCTAAGTTTATTAATAAGATGCAACTTAAAACGTTATACAAAATAGACAATGATTTAGAACGGACAAGTTGGATATTGGTACGTAATGCATCAGGGAACCTAGTTGCATTTTCAAAAATGCTAAATTATGTGGGAGGCCTAGAGACGCAATTTACTGCTCTGGATTATTCCGATCCCAAGGCGTCAATTGGAACTCGTTTAGTTTCATACGAAGTTGCTTTAGCTAAAAAGAAAAATTTGAAACATCTTTATATTGGTTCCGGATATGGAGAAAATGCTACATACAAATCATCATTTAGTGGATTTGAATGGTGGACAGGAAGTTGTTGGTCTACAGACATTGATAAATATATTCAGATATGTTTGAGAGACGAATCTATAAAGACATTGCAACAACTATCTGGATTAATGAATGAAACTGCCGAAAGTACATAGTTTTAAAGTGCATACAATGCTTACCGATCCCAAGTTCATTAAACGAATGGAAGGGTCGGTAAGTGTTATTAAAAAGTATGATATACCTTATGTTGCAGGATATTCAAAAGACGGTAAGCGTGTATACATTGATAGGCACGTAGAACCTAAAATGAATGGCATCGATATTGCAAAGTATATAGTGCTCCATGAACATGTAGAAAAATCTCTTATGGATCTTTTTAATCTCAAATACCAACAAGCACATCACATTGCGCTTTCAATAGAACATGCGTCTGTAATAGAAGATGGTGTAGATTGGGATGCCTATAGCAAACACATAGACAAGTATACAAAGAAGTTGAGTCATGAAGATCTAACACACTCTCCTCCTGATCTTGATTTGTCTCCGTATAAAGACGAAAAAGAATTGCCGATATTTCTAAGGAAACACAACAAACATGAGTTATCAAAATCTTCTAACAATTCGTAATGAAGATATTGATGGAGAAACAAACTGGACATGGGTCGCTACAGATACGGGAGCATGGGACGGCCCAAAGCACGACTGGATTCATTCTCATAAAGAAAAGTTTTTAAAATATCTTAGAAAGCACGATGTAGTAGTCACCGCAGGTGCCAATTGCGGAATGTACGCAAGGCTTTACGCAAAACTATTTAAAACAGTGTATGCCTTTGAACCCGATCCTTTAAACTTTCATTGCCTTGTCAATAACACACAGTTTGATAATGTGATCAAGATGCAGTGTGCATTAGGTTCTACAAACAAATTAATTACACTCAGCAGAGCAAGTATGACAAACGTAGGCTGTCATCAAATTGACGGATCTGCCTTTGTCAAAGACTCTGTTATTCCTATGATCACTATCGATTCATTAAATTTGGCTGGGTGTGATCTATTGCAATTAGACGTAGAACAATACGAATTAAATGTGTTATACGGCGCAATTGAAACTATTAAAAAGTATCAACCTGTTATTACAGCTGAAAATGGAATCTTGTGTAAGGATTTATTATTGCAATTAGGATATAAACAAATTGACCAGTCGGGTGCAGACCTTATATATACTGCGTGGTAAGTATATTTAATAGGAGATTATTATGTCCGATTGGCATACCTGTGATGTTTGTGAAGCAGAATATAAAGTGGTGACTGCATTAAACAGCATACCGCAATATTGTCCTTTGTGTGGTACTGAAGTTTCTGATGTTGAAGAATCAGATGATTGGAGTAGAGAGTACTCAGAAGATGACGAGCTTCTAGAAGACGAAGAATAATGTCTGACTTATCTCCGTGGATATGGAGAGATCAGCCGTTTACAGAAAATGACGTTGGTGATTGGTTCGGATTTGTCTATGAGATAACAAATATCATTACCGGCAAGCGTTACATTGGACGAAAGTATTTTTACTCTACAAATAGAGTCAAACAAAAAGGCAAGAAAAACAGGAAGATTGTACGCAAGCAATCTGACTGGCAAAAGTATTACGGTAGTTCAAAAACGCTTATTGCAGACATTGAACTACACGGTAAAGAGAACTTCAAAAGAGAGATACTATCATTGCACGAAGGTCGTGGTGATGTCAACTATCACGAGTTGAAAGAACAAATCGTAAGAGATGTTTTAAATGACGATACTTACTACAATGACAATATCTTCACTCGGTTCTTTAGAAAGAAAAACAAAACAAAGTCTGAGTTCAAAGAATGAAACGTTGTATTATACTCTTTTCATTGCTGCTTACTTCTTGTGCATCGATAGATATACATGAGATTGTAAGTGGTGTTACGTTTTCTGATGGTAGTAAATTAAAAATAACACCAGGATGTGATTTTTCACACTTTGATATTACTGCGCCAGTTACTACAGAATGGGTATTAGAAAACTGCAAACAGATTAATTTTTCTTACATTTTTAATCCAACCTTTTCTGCTGCCTGGTAAATACTATAAATAGTGGTATGAGCAGAATCCTGCTCCACACCCCGGAGATAAAATATGTCAATTCTTTCAGATATCGTTGCAGAAGCAATTACCCTCGAGCACAAACTATTGGCTGCCTTTGAGTCAAGCCCTGTTGGTAAGATGATTGAAGATGATTTTAAGGCTGCAATCAAAGAACTAGAATCAGTCGCTGCACATGACTTAGCAAATGCTGTTAAGACCATTGGCATTGCTGTTCTAGAAGCTTTAGCAACTAGTGGCGGAAACACAACCGCTGCTATTGCTGCAGGTATCGCTGCTGCTGGTCCTGCATTTAAGGCGGCAGAAGCTGATATTTCACAGAAGACAGTAACAACACTTGTTGGCACCGTTGTCAATCAGTTAGCAGTTGTTGCTCCAGTTACACCGTAAAATAGGAGTTTATTATGGATAAAGTATTAGGCGCATTTAAGTCAAAAACAGTTTGGTTCGGCTTGGGCCTTGCTGTTCTTTCATGGGCACAAGGTGCATTGGGCAGTGCAGGACTTACACCAGATCAGATGGGTGTTGCCGGCACAGTTATTGGCGCAGCGATTATCTGGTTGCGCTCTGTAACTAGCGTACCACTCGAGCATAAGTAAGAAATCTACGCTTTTTAGTAGATCTGAAGCCCTCTTAACCGGGGGCTTTTTTATGGCCGATGCTAACTGCTTGATTTTTAAATGATTATAATTCTTGCATTTAATAGCCTCTTTTGTTATTATTAATACATGATGAATAACAAGGCAAAGCAAATGAAGAAGTACAAAGTACACCAGATTCAGATCTCAAACGAGATCCATGATGACGTTAACCGCTTAGGTCATGCAGGTGCTGCTAAGAAGTATCCTGCCTATGAGGCTCACATGGCTGTCAGTTTTCACGGTAGCGAAAAGTTCGAAACCCGCTTCTTAGAGCACTATGCTGTGGTGGCCGAGATCGATGCCGAGAACCTCGAGCAGGTGTTTGAGATCGGCAACATCGGACCAGAAAAAAACTTGACTCAGATTCGCCCGATGCATAGCATCTCGGTGGGTGACATTGTGGAACTGAAAGGTCAATATTTCATGGTTGATAAAATGGGCTTCACTTCCCTTAGCCCATTGTACGTAGAGCGAGTATAAGCACATGATTCGTCTTGCTCGTTGTTCTTGTGGTAAAACAGAAGCATCTAATTCTGCTTTGTTTATGTTTCAAAACTGCAGTAACATCAAAGACTGCAAGTGTGGATACGCTAAAGTAGCTCACGAGCACCGACCTAATGACGTATGCCCCGAGCCTATTGTTTGTACAGTAGGTGGATATACTCCGGTCGGAGATCTTGGGTTCGACCGATACTATTGTGGATGCAGAGGGTGTGATTAAAACTATGAGTGACAAGCACATGAAACTGCACCAGCTTAAACATTCGCTAATAGAAGAGCTGATTTTTCTTTGTGAAGTGCGTGGTGAGCTCGATGTTCTCAGCAACGAGCGCAATGAAAATAGAATTGCTTTTATTAACCAAAAACTGAAGGAACTCGAGTAATGGGTGTTTATCAATACACTATGCGAAAAGACGTCAAGGAAGTTGACGGTATGAAAGTTGGTCGGTTCGCGTTCTCCTATAAACATGGGCGTGACTGGCAACCCGGCGGCGAAACTGATATCTACCGAAACGGTAAGAACATCAGCAACCGCCTTGTGTTGCTAGCGGAAGCACATGCTAAAAAGGCCCGTGAGAAGCTGCCGGACATTGAGTATGTCGTGATTGCTGATTCCTTTAAGGACGCCGCACGCTACGAACTGCCAGTATATGTTGTTCCACAGGACATGTACCAGTTCACAGAAGAACTTTATGATGCTCCAGTGGGCTTTCTTACTTTAAAAGATAAGAAGTTTTCTTTCAGACCGATAACTGCTTGATTCTAGGTTGAATTTAGTTCTTGCAATTAAATCGCCATTTTGTTATTATTAATAAATGATGAATAACAAGGAAATAAAGATGTTGGAAAGAATGACAGATGCCTTCGAGGACAATCTTGGGGCGATTCTGATTGGTGTGATCTTTGGTATGATTCTTATGGGACTAATATCATGAATAATAAGCAAATAGTTGCTATGGGTATCCAGGGCTATTCTATGTCACAGATTGCAGATCTTTGCAATGTGGCGGTGGAGGAAGTAGAGGAGGTTTGCTTCTCTGATCCGGATTACTTGTCTGTTGAGTTTGGGTTCTATTCTGACGAACTAGTTAAGGAAGCAGCGTAATGAGTTACATGAGCGAGTTGGATCTCGAGATTCGAGACGCAGTAGCAGGTGGTGTGTCGCACACAGATCTGGTGCGCCAATATGGCCAGCTGTTCGGCACTGATCAGGTCTATGCCATCATTGAGGAGTACGAAGGTGCCTCTGAAGATGACGGACAGCCTTCAGAAGCCCAGGAGTGGCATGACTTTGATCCGGACTGCTAAGATGCATAAGAATCACCGCCGTAAGAATCCGGTCGCTAAGGCGCTGTCTAACCCTGTCTGCCGCCCTAAAGTGGAAGCAGATAGGACCAAGTACCGCCGAGAGAAGCTGAGCGCTAGAGACTGTTTTGCTTAGTAGAACAGATACGATTCTTCGATGGGCAGGCACTGTAGCGCTGCTCTCAGCAACCCTCAGCAGATCCTTAGCGCTGAGTCACATAGCGGATATAACGCTGTCTCTGACTGGATGTTTGCTATGGGCTGTCGCCGCTATACGCCTCAGAGACCGAGCGCTGCTGACTATAAACGGTATCAGCATTTTGATGCTAACTTACGGATTAATAAGAAATTTTCTAACTCATTGATTCTAGGTTGAATTTAATTGTTGCAATTAAATCGCTATTTTGTTATTATTAATAAATGATGAATAACAAGGAAATGCAGATGAAGACTATCAAAGTTAGCGAAGCAGAATATCAGATGATTCTGGATGCTCGTGAGGCTCGTGAGGCTGAGCGCTTGTACGATAACGAGACTGGTTGGAAACACCGTGAGCAGAGGTCGATTGACCAATGCGGTGATGATTATTCTGATTACACTGGGGAATAAGATGGGTGATGAAGCAACACACTACACTTTTCGTGTAGGTGATATTAAAGAGAATATCTACGCCCATGACAGAGCTCGGGCAATGATTACTGCGAACAGAAGTTTAGCACAGTATATTACTACACCCGGCGTCTGGATGGATTCTGTCAGCGAGAATGAGTTCTATTGGGCAAATGGAAATTTTTGGGATTAATATCATGATGAAAGCAGGCACATACTACGTAGGCGATCTTTGCTACGTTATGAAAGATCGATGGGACGAGTTTTGTACAATCACTATTGTAGAAAATGATTGTTTAGAAGGTGAGTTTCAGTTACTAGACGGAATCAAGTTTGCCTCATATAGCACTCTCCATGGTGATGGGCTTTATAGAGATAAAGAAGGACGCCAATATCCTGTAGACGCAGGTCTTATTGGGTGTATTCGAGTAGAAGATATCCCACTTTCATTCTGGCAGGAGAATCGTGGCGATGTGTCTTGTGGAAACGTGATTGAGTTTCCTCATGACTTTAGCACAGAATCTTTTCAGGGAAGAATGCACTTTGGACATGTGTACATTGATACCGCAGAAGAATTCTATGAAGAAGAAGAGAAAGATTTTGATTATTAAAAAATGGTTGACATTTAATTAGAAATCATTATAATAGTATATGTTGAATAATTTTGTTTGGAAAGTAAGAGGTTTATATTATGGCTCATGAATTAGAATTTGTAAATGGCGTTGCTCAGATGGCATACGTTGGCGATACCCCTTGGCATGGCTTGGGCAAGAAGGTCCTTCCGGATCTGACTCCTGCTCAGATGCTTGTTGAGGCGGGTCTTGACTGGGAAGTGAAGAAGGTTCCGCTTTACGCCGAAGTTGGCAAGAAGCGTATCAAGTCGGGTGCTGAGGCTCTCATTCGAACATCAGACGACAAGGTGCTCACCATTGTCACTGACTCCTGGCAGCCTTGTCAGAACAGTGAAGCCTTTGAGTTCTTCAATGACTTCACGGCAGCGGGTGACATGGAAATGCATACCGCCGGCTCGCTGATGGAAGGTAAACACGTCTGGGCACTTGCCAAGATCAAGGACTCCTTCGAGTTGTTTGGCGGCGACAAGGTTGATGGGTACTTGCTATTCAGCAATCCTCACCAGTTCGGTAAGAGCATTGATATTCGCTTTACACCCATTCGTGTTGTCTGTAATAACACGCTGACGCTTTCGCTCAGCAGCAAGAACGACAAGATGGTGCGTGTCAATCACCGCCGAGCCTTTGATGGTGACGCTGTGAAGCAGACAATGGGTATTGCCAGCGACAAGTTGGCGAAGTACAAAGAGATGGCTGCGTTCTTAGGTAAGAAGCGCTATAACAACGAGACGGTCGTTGAATACTTCAACCGAGTGTTTCCAAAGACCTCGGACAAGAAGAATGAGGGGGAGCGTAAAGGCACGCCAAACAGTCGTGCTGCTCAGTTGGCCATGGTTGCTCTTGATCAGCAGCCTGGCGCCCAATATGCTCAGGGTTCGTGGTGGTCGGCGTATAACGCTGTAACCTACCTCACGGATCATGAGTTGGGTCGCTCAGCAGACACTCGTCTGTACAGCGCATGGTATGGCGTCAATCAGACCAAAAAGGTCCAGGCGCTCAACCTCGCTGTTGAGATGGCAGAAGCCGCTTAATCCCCTCGTCCTGAGCAAGACGCCAAACTGCTCATTCTTTTTTATGGAGAGCATATGGAAACTGCAGGCCTTATTAAACAACTATTCTTTTCTGAATTAGAATCCTATGGGAAAAAGAATTCAGAGATTATTCAAGGTCTTATTAAGCAATATGCAAAAGAGCCTACACAAAGTAATGCAGACAAGCTGCAGTATCACTTTGAAATGCATACAGCGTATAACAAACTTCTTGATCATTGGCTTAAAAATAATGTTAAGTGGCATAGCAATAAGTTGAGTTCAGAAGGAGCACAGGGGCCTTCAATCACATATACAAATGATGCGATTATGGGATTAAACGGACCTGCAGGCACCTTTGTTGTATCCGGAGATAAGTTGGGTAGTTACTTCGGTCCTCGTTGATATAAATACCTTGCGTTTTAATTGTTAAGGAGTTAGTATGGATATTGGAACACTTGTTGCTGGTCTTTTTATTGGGTTCGTAGTTGGCATGGGTCTTATGATTTTTGCACCATCTTTGTTCTTCAAGTTTGTGAAGGAAGAAGATGTATACGTAGAGCCTGAAGTTGTAGCTCCTGTTAAGAAGGCTAAGAAGAGCACTTCAAAGAAGAAAGAATTGGTGTGAATGTTTCGAAAGAAACACTGTGGCATTTTAGTTGTACGGAATGCAAACTGTGGTGGTCAGTAGCCAACACAGACGATTGGAAACCAAAAAATCACCGTACACACTGCGGGAAATTGCATACGATTGAGCATTCCGCATGACTATTTTAGGATTGCCCCCATGGCAACTCGCATGGGGTGCGCTAGTGGTAATCAACTATTTGTATTGGATTATTAATAGTTTAAGAAAATAACGGCGCTATATAAATATCGGCATTGGTTATGTAATAAAATTGTAACAATTGATACAATAAGGATTAATCAAATGCCATATTTAGCCACAATCGCCATATTTACAGACATATCACTAGGAGCAACAATTGTTCTTTTAGGAAAAATTGTGTTTGATTGTTTTAAGACACAAAAATGGTAGTAAACTCTTAAGTAAAGGCGTCTTGGACGGGGGTTCAATTCCCCCCATCTCCACCATACTCCTTTCACAAGGGGGATGATCGGCTTCGACAGGATGAGTAATAGTCAAAGGGCTACCGGCGAGGCGACTGACCTAATCAGCGCAAAACTAGTAAATGCAAACGATAGCAATTACGACATGGCACTAGCCGCCTAATAGCGGTGTAGTATTCCAGAGTTAGACCACTTGGTAACAGAACGGTCAGGGCGGCGGTGTAACAACCGCCGTTTTTTATGTTGACAATATTGTTATTACCGTATATAATACATGTGTAGTAATTCATTGAGGTGATATATGGACTTAAAGCAAAAGTTTGAATTTGGGTATTATGAGAACGCTAGTGAAACAGGAAGTCGAATCATTAAGATCGCTTTCGATGGCGATAAAACGGTCGACCAATTTCTTGAAGAAGTCATGTCCTTTATGAAGGCCGTAGGATATGTGTTTGATGATATTAATGACCGACTCGAAGTCGTCAATGACTTTAAATCCTTTGAATCCGAGGATACTCTAGATTCAGAAGAAGATGACGAGGACGATCCTTTATCGAAAGATTGGGCAAATGAATTTAATGCATATCGATAAAAGGTGACATATGAAATATTCTCTCTATCGACTAAGTGACGGCAAAGGTGCATCAGGCACCTCGTCAGTCGCTATTGGTCTTAATGAATCTAATGAAAAGATCCAAGAGAGCAATGCCAAGCCTCGTACAGGTGTTCTTATGCAAGTGGGAACAATCGAAGATGCTTCTGTTTGGGAGACAACACTCATTACAAAGGTTATTGACAACCGCAAAGATTATGTGCGCTTTGTAACCAAGAGTGGATCAATATACGAATGGGAATGTTTTGATGAATGAACTTAAAATAAAAACACCTAGTGAGTTTGCACTAGAAATTGAAACGATTGCTCGAGCTCATAGTATGGAGTATATTGACGCTGTAATTTATTATTGTGAAAAAAATAATATTGAAGTAGAAGTTGCAGCGTCAATGATTCGACTCAATGCTAATATGAAGGCTAAGGTGCAAGCAGAGGCTGAGAGTTTAAACTTTCTTCCAAAGGTGTCACGCCTACCGGTTTGAGGTTGTTATGAAACAAGAACTAGACGAATTGTTGTGTAAGAAGTATCCTAAGATCTTTGTTAATCGTGATGCACCCATGACTGAAACTGCCATGTGCTGGGGATTTGATTGCGGGGATGGTTGGTTTAATATCATTGATAAGTTGTGTTCACAAATTCAATGGCATCTTGATCACAATGCAGAAAAAGAAACACCGCAAGTTGTTGCTGCTCAAGTCAAAGAAAAGTATGGTACACTTCGTTTCTATTATGATGGCGGAGATCGCTTCATCGATGGTCTGGAATCTATGGCAGAATCAATGTCTGCCGTGACCTGTGAAGTATGTGGCAATCCTGGCAAACTAGTCGGTGGTGGTTGG